CTATTCAAATCTTCCCCATGGATCGTTACCTTGACGACATACTAAGAAACCGGGTTCTCCGTCAGCTCTTGGTTGTCTAATCCAGACATAGCCACCATGACGACTGTAAGCATCGTACTTAACGCAATCGCCCTCGGTTACTGTACCAATGATATCGCTGGTAGTTCTAGCGCCATAGCGAACATTGATAGTGCCGTTTGGATAGAACTTACCTTCTTCCTTGTACCAAGTATCACCAATCTCATCAACCCAAGATTGTGGTGTTGATTGCTTAACAGCCGGCTTAGATGGTTGGGCTACTGGCTTGCCGTCAGTCTTAAGATCGACTAGAGAGATGTTTCCGTCAACGTTTAAGCCGTGCCAGTTATCGGTAAATTGCCAGATTGCTACCCCGTCCATTGATGGGAAGTAACCAAAATCTGGCGTACTTGCTGGAACACCGTTCCCTAGCGGATATGCTGGTACCCATAGACAGTTAGGATACTTGGCAAGTACCTTACTAGTATCAACATTACCTTTTAGTAATGCTGCACCAGAGTATAGCAACGGCTTATATCCGGCTGCTACAATTGTATCTAAGAATGCGAGAATTGCATTAGCACTAGGTACTCGTCCACCATTAGTAATGTTGTTATCATCTACTTCCCAGTCACAAGCCAAGTAAGAACTTGCTGGTAACCCAGCACTTTTAGCTGATTGAACTGTATAGTCACCCTCTTGCACTGCTCGGTTGCTGTCAGCGCCAAAGTGGGCATAGTGATAACCCATAGTAAGCATATTATTAGCTTTAGCATTTGAAATTTGTGCCGAAGCTTTTGGATTTTGATAGCCCGTTCCTTCTGATAGCTTTACGATAACAAACTTAGCACCTGCTCTAGCCATGCTTGATAAGTCAGTAGCATTGTAGCTTGACACATCTACACCGTAACTTCTTTTTACTATTTCCATATATAGCTGCCTCCTACTTCTTAACGTCTTTTAACTCACCAACAATGGTTGTCTTAGGCTTATCCACTGTATCCGCAATTGATTGAGCTTGCTTCATAGCAGTCACAGCCTTTTCAACCATACCTTTTACTAAACTCATAGTTGGGTGTGGCAAGTGTGCCATATCTAAGAGCAAGAACAAGCCCTGAACGACAAAGGTCAGCTTATCTTCGCCGTCTCCTCCCCTCTTCTCTGCTTGGTAGACAAGGGGACTTACAGACTGGGCAATGATTTTTTCAGACTTCGCCAAAAGATCGCCTTGTGCTGCTTTCTTGTCGATTACGATTTTGTGCTTAGCATACACAGAAGCAACAACGACTGCTGCAACTGATGTAGCTACGATAGCTAAATCTAGTAATTGATTAACGTTCATTATTTAGCCTCCTTTAAATCTTTAATACGTAACTTTAAAGCCTTGGCATACTTACCCATTGCTTTTGCTCTTTCAAGAGTTCAAGTTGAGTAGCTGACAAAGTCTTTTTATTTTGTTTGGCTAAAAACTTTGATAATTTGCTACGCTTGACATTTAACTCTTTTAGCTCTTTTTCTAACTTCCTAATCATCTCTTATGATCCTTTCCATCAAAAAAAGCACCTCGTTGAGATGCATCTAATTTGATTATCTTAATTTTCAATTGATTAATTTTGTCTTTTAAAGCTTCAACCTCAGCTTCTTTTTGCTGGTAAAGCTCTTCATAGTGTTTCTTCTCTTCTTTCAGTTCTCCATAGAGCCATTTAATTCCTGCTCCTAAGGTTGCTAATATACCTACTATATAAGGCAGTGCTTTAACTATATCCACAGCACCACCTCCCACTAGTAATTATGCTTCTTAGTTTTTCCTATGATGGAAAAGACGAAAAGTAAGACTACTACTTCAAGAAAGCCAGCCATGAACATGTGTGGTCTTCCTGAAACATAACCGTGACAAAATTCAGCAGTTGCTTCAAAGGCAAGCAAGCCAGCTGTAATAACTAGCATATTCCGGTTAGCATAGATCTTACCAGATGCACTAAAAGACCATCTTAAAAGCAAGATACCATCAACTAAGAATACGCCACCCACTAAGTCATCATTCAGAAAGCCAACTGCAAAAGGTGGCCAAAAGAAATAGAAGTCATTGCAGATAAGGATTAGCCCAATGCCCATCATTGCGAAAGCTAGTATTTGGTGCTGTGGGTGTTCAGAGTGTAGGAGCTTTTTTAGTTTCTTCATATTCTCTCCTAACTAGCCGCCCTTGCGTACTGTTTATTTCTTAGGCGACTTAAAAACACTAGGCTAATTCGTCCTTGATGTATAAAGCAGTTGCTGAAATCGAGTTACTGCTTCCAGTAAAATCACTACCAACTGATTTGGTCCAAACTTGCGCTTTCACATTAAGCTTATTAATGACGTAATTAATACTCGTGAATCCATTAGTTTGAGAACCAATCCAGCATTTGAAAGTATAGCCTGGGACTGTTGGAGCTGTAATATCATACGATAACCCAACTACAACAGTGGGATCCGTTATTTGACTTGACTTAGTTGCAGTTAATACTGATACTTCTTCAAAATGCAACACACCATGCACTGCAAACATGTTTTCGATAGTGCCTAATGTTGTACGCTTTAATCCATCTTGCGAATTGCCAATTAAAACGCTATCTGTAGTAGCTGGGTTACCGTTTTCACTTAAGTTCATAAATTTAATATCTGCCATAATAATTTTCTCCTTTATTAGTTATTAAAATATTTGTTTTTCAACCATGCTATACGCTGCATGTACCATCTGCCAATACGGTTTATATTATCAACCGATGTATTTTGCATACCAGGCCAGCGTTCAAGTTCTGCATTAAAAGCAGTAAGTGGAATATGTCTTACATAATCAACAAAAGCTGTATCTACGGCTGAATCTGACATGACGCCATCAATCAAAGCCTTAGTACGTTTTAAGATCTCCTCCTTATAGAACTTCCATAGCTGATACATCAGTCGGTTAGCATTGGTTACATTCTCGAACGTTACGCCATGGTCTCGCCAATCGTTTGTATCCGACTTAGCGTGTAGATGTTCCCAAAAGTCTGGTGTTCGCCCAAAGATTGAATCCAAGTCATATGCTGCAATGTACCACTTTTTGCCATCAAATGTTTGTAGCAAGTAGTTTCTGAAAATGCCATCATCATTATCAACTAAAACTGAAAAGATGTAGTAGTCAATGGCACTATCTATATCAAGTAATGGACTAACTGCTTTGTTAAAATCATCTACTGTATCATAGTTAGCCAATACAGCTCTGATTAACTCATTTACTGAATCCTTAGCCCAGGTTGTGTCCTTGGTACTGCAGAATTGCAATTCCATTTTGTCATCTTTCAAGTTAGTTTCTTTTAAGAAAGCACCTTGTGGCGACCAAATAGTATCAATAATTGCATACTTATTCTCAGACTTCTCAGGCATCTTAGCCATCCAATTATCTTTAGGAATGTTGAATGAATAAAGACCCCAGTATTGATCGTTGATATAAACAGCAATTGGAAAACCATCTACCGCTCCATAAGTGCCACCAATTGATAATTGTGGATCGGTTTCTGCAACTATGCGATTGCCTTTGCTATCTACTAATTGATCACCGTTAATGTTGATAATTCCTGTATCAGCATGCTTATGCGTATCTCTGATACTTCCCCATAATCTAGCGCCAACCACGTTTAACGCTTGCGAAGGATCTGCATAATTAGCCTTGATTACATACTTATGATTTTTGCCGTATCCACTAATACCTTCAAAACTCGTGTCAAGGTTCAAAGTATAATTCTTTTTAGGCCAAGCCACACTAGAGGATCCCTGTACTTTAAACTTCTCTACAGTCCCAGATACTCTATAAGCCGGAAAACTATAAGTAACCTCGTTCGTTAAGGTCTTGGTTTTATCTTTTAAAGATAATATATTGCTGCCCCAGAGATAAAGTACTGGCATGCCATACTTTTCAGGCTTAAAACTAGTAGCATTCTTGATTGCTTCTCCAACCGCTTGACCATCTGCTGGCAATCCTGCTTGCGTAAGAGTAACGTCTGTTAACGGTAGCCACTTATAGCCACCAATTCGATTACCATAGTCATCAGTGATATGATTGCCCGCATCATCAACTAGCAAGATATCCATTAGATGACCAGCACCCTTTAAGTTCTGAATATCAACGCTATTCTTCTTAATTCCTAGTGAATTAAGTCCAATATCATTGGTATTTTGATTGATTTTACCCTCTTGCTTTATCAAGTCTTCCTTAAGTGGTGCTAGTTCAGAGTTCTCAATGCCGATAGCTTGATATTCTCCGCAATCTTTCCATGCTCCATAAAGGTATACCCACTTGTGACCAGTATCAGCAGTAATGAAGATACCGTCTGCACCATTAGGATAGTTGGTAGTTAACTCTCCGGCGTTAGCAACTGCAATCGGATTAGTCTTCATCTGAGATAGACGGTCATTTATCGCATTATTCATCGTATCCATACCCGTTTGAAATTCAGGTCTGGTTACAATGTCATAGTTAGCAATCTGTTGTTGCGTGCCTGCTAAATGTTGAGAAATATTAGCTTGCTCTGCACGGTTAGCTTTAATTTCTCCATTTAAAGCGTCAAGGCTATCTCTAGATGTTCGAAGAGATGCACTGATATCGTTCTTAGTTTGGGCAACAAACTGATCGACTTTTTGAGTGCCATTAGCAACCATTTGATCAGTCTTAACTTCGTATTCTCGTGCTAATCTATCTAACTCTGCACTGTAGTATTTAGTGGTCTCACCAACCCTAAGATCATTACCTAAGACTTCAAAGACGATATTGACGCTTGTAAGAACATTACCATTAGTATCTTTAAGCCCAAAGTGACCTTTGAAAATCCCTTCTTGAGGAAACATCTGATCTTCAAGAATATAGTCCATGAAGCCACCATCATGACCGTTATCAGTTGAACCTTGCCATTCACGATAAAGTGCGTCTGGTGCCATAACGATCTCTTTTGTATCTGGTTCTTCATAGTGTTTTCCAACCATACCTTTGATAAAAGGAATAAATCCATGAACGTTCATTACACGCCCTTGGTCATACCATTTGAAAGTAAGAATTTTTCCGTTGTCTCCTACTCTTGTTTTGAAGAAATTGCTTAATCTGGCATAGTCTTCCCCTTCTTTTGCAATATCAGCAGGAAAGTAATATGGTTGCCCACCATTATTAATTGTTGGCATATTGTTCATTAGTCAAGTTTTACCTCCTTAGCTATTTGACTATGATTATCTTCATTAGAACTAATTGTATGAACCGCTGTGGCACCATCTCCAAAAACAGCCAGACTTAACTTGGCTACTTGATCTTCTAGCTTCTTAATCCTGGTTTCTTTTTCTTTCTTGTCTTTGACATTACTATCTTGGTCACCAAGAACATCATCATACTTCTGTTCCGTACTTTGAACTTTACCCTCGAGTTCAGCAAACTTTCGGTTTCCAGCCTCCCAGTTCCTATTCAAATGTTCTCTAAAAGCGGAATCTTGTATTGGTGATCCCTCTTGCTCAAAAACATTAGCCATCTACTCACTTCCTTTGCAATAAAAAACAGCCCTAAGTGGACTGTTTAGTACTATTATCATCATTTTCATTATTGCCTTTATCAGTTGTATCTTTATCCTTATCTTTTTGACTTTCTAAAAGTTGCTGCAATTCCTGCTGTAGCTTTTCAATACTTTGCGTATTTTCTAGTTGGCTTTCTCCCCAAGTGGTTGTGAATTTATCTAAGCCCGCATTGGCTTTATGTACTATGTCGGCCAAATTGTTCATCTTAAGGCTCATACTGCTATACCATTCTCGATACTTGTTTTCTTGATTGTGCTGATACGTCAGATAGTCGATCAAGTTAAAAGCTAAATTGCCAAACGTAATCGTGTTGCCCTTGCTATCATCTTGAGGATAAGAAGTAATCGACTGAACTCTAGTTTCAACGTTAATTCCTTGCCTTGTCCTTAGGTAACCATAGTCACCAACTTGCACATCATGTAAGTATCGAGCAAACTTTTTAAAGTTTGCACCATCTACAGTGTATTGAATACTAGGGTAGTCATGAACCAGCTTTTTAACCTTATCATCAAGCAGTTGCTGACTCATTACAAATGATTTTCCATCATCTGTAAAGTCTTCTGTATAAGGCGTGGCGTCAATAATCGGCCAGCCTTTTTCTTTAACTAGCGGTGAAACATAGGTTGAGGTCAACGTGTTTACACTTGAATTATCTCCATTCTGCTTAGTTACGTTAATCGTGCCAGTAGCTCTAGTCGTTATTGCTGTGTCGTCTTCTTGAACTGATATTTTATTACAGTTTACATTATCGATAAACACAAACTTATCTTTGCCACCAATCTCTTTTGCTACATAGCAAGTTTTATTTTTCCAGTAGTACTCAAAACTATAACCACTAGCTGCAGTCTGTAGCAACTCATCAGCATATCCACCGCCTAGCCCATCACTAAATGTCTTAACCGAGTTTTGATTCACGTCTGAATTAATAACTACTTCAAAGCCTGAATCCTTGAATAAAAAGTTCAGAGCATCTTTGATTTTAATTGGTTTAGATATTGTTGATGTATCTGTACTATCACCACTCTTAGTTGTGGTAGTCTCTACACCAATCTTATCTTTGACATAGTGATAATGGAACATTCGGGCTATTTGCATTGCACTTACTGAGTACTGTATATAGTTGCCTATATCATCAGTATTGTAAGTCTGCAGTACATAGTCTTCTCCACTTTCAGGAACGTTAATCACACTAAAAGGTGATAGAACATCGCCATCTACCTTGTTGGTATGCAGATTATAGAAATTGAAACTCAACGTGTCTAAGCTACCCAAGGTTGACGTTACTTGAACATCTTGTCCTTTAACGATTGCTACTTGCCCGGCAGCATTCTTAATAGATATCAA